TGGGCGCAAACTTCACGAAATCCCTCACACCGTACTGCTTGACCTCCCAGCCCATGAAGTCAGGCTCAGCGTAGCCATTGGGAGTAATACCCAGCTCAGCCTCGAGCGTGTACCCGCCGCCGTTCCTCGCGGCGTAAGGCTCCCTGGTGCCATCGCTTGCGAGTTTCTGAGACGCGACCCAGTTAAGCTGCCAGATACGCCGGAGTTCGCGGAGCAACTGGATTTTTGGAGTATCAAGCTGTCCCGCATGAAGCGGCAGCTCAAGAAACACACCGAGCATTGGCCACCCGGCAGACAGAACCTCTGCTGTGACGGGATGGACGGCGCTGGCAGCATATCCCAGCACGTCGCCATCGCTGGTTATGCCCAGAAAAAGGAGGCGCCCTTCGTCACGCACGCGCATGATATCAGATGGCGCAGCGCGGCAGCCCTTGAGGAACCCGGACATTCTGACTTCGGGATACTTAGGATACAGGATCAGCCCAGCGTCCGGCGCGAGGTAGCGCCCTCCCTCATCTATCCAGTAAAAACTGACCCTGGCTTTTGCCCGGTCCCGGACAGCACCGGCTACTGCGGAATCGTCGCTGTATATCTCGCCATGGGGAATGATATTTAGTGCCGAAAAGTCACCGCCCAGATAAACCTGGTTTTTTGAGTTGTCGTTGGGAGCAAGTCTCTTTGCGTATATGCGGGTCGCACCGTGATGCCGCATAAGATCAAGCAACTGAGCAAGTGATGCGACCAATTATCTGCCCCTGATTGTCATCGCTATTTCGTCTGATTGTATCCAGGCAATCAGGCGCTGCATAGTCTCCTGAATGTCGATCTTCGCCTTACCTTTCAGCGCACATTCCCAGATGACAGCCTGGCGCCATCCGATTTCCCGGAGAGCCTGAATTGCCTTCTGATCCCGTTCCGCGTTGGCGTTGAGTTTATCACGCCAGAACCCGGCCCGACTTTCTGGCCAGCGGAACAGGCTGCATTCGTGCCGGTGCCAGAAGCAGCCATGGACAAAGATAACTGCCCGGTAGCGCGGCAGGACGATGTCGGGCTTTCCCGGCAAATCCCGGACGTTCAGGCGATAGCGCATGCCCGCCGCGTGCAGCGCTTTACGGATCCTGATCTCGGGCTTTGTGTTGGCACCCTTTATAGCCGCCATGTTGCGGCTCCGCGTCTCTGGGTCGTGGACGTCGGTCACGCCTCAGGCAGCTTTGCGCCGACCCGCTGACGTCACCACAGCCTGAATGTGCGGCTGCATGATCCGGGCAACAGCTTCAAACACAGGAACCGCTACCGAGTTGCCGAACTGCTTGTAGGCCTGCGTGTCGGAAACCGGAATACGGAAGTCGTCGCCATATCCCATCAGCCGCGCACATTCCCGCGGAGTGAGCCTGCGCGGATTGGCCTTTTTCCCCTGATATACGAGAATCTCCGATCCATCCTTGTAGTAGCGTGCAGACAGGGTGCGCGCGACGTCGTCGGGTTTGACCAGCCCGAACCCGAACCCGTTGCCAGCCGCCTTGTGCTTGTCGGCATAACCCTGCAGATACTGCCACAGTTTGTCTGTGAGCGTGTATTTCCCGTTCACTTTCGCATCCGGTCCAAGAGTGTAGGGGGGTTCCGGTCGTTCGGATCCGTCGCCGGGATGCAGTATGGTGCCCAGCCTGACGCTGCCCTTTGCCGGGAGCCGGAGATCGTCCCAGCTGAACGGCACATCTTCCCGGAACCCGACTATCACAATGCGTTCGCGGTGCTGCGGAACAAAATGCTGGGCGTCGATAACCTTATGCCAGACCTTATAGCCGAGCTCCTCTGTCAGCGCCTGCAGAATGACCTGGAAAGTCCGGCCCTTATCATGACTGGTGAGGTTCTTGACATTCTCGAGCAGAAATGCGGCGGGCCGCTTCGCCTTTATGATGCGGGCAACGTCAAAGAACAGTGTGCCCTGCGTTTCATCGAGGAAGCCGTGTTTGCGGCCAAGCGAGTTCTTCTTCGATACTCCGGCGATCGAAAAAGGCTGGCAGGGAAACCCGGCGAGCAGAACATCATGGTCCGGGATTTCATCGGTGCCGATCGTCGTGATGTCGCCATAGGGCGGGTGATTGTCACGGAAATTGGCGGCATAGGTTTCCTGAGCGAATTTGTTCCATTCGGACGTGAACACGCAGTGCCCGCCAATTGCGTCAAACCCCTTCCGGATGCCCCCAATCCCTGCAAAAAGGTCGATAAAGTTGAACCGTCCGGAGAAGCCTGCAGGCACGTTTGGTTCCATCGATCCAAGCAGCTTCACAGCCGCATCCCGAGGCTTCCCGATACCTGCCTCCCAGCGCTGTAGCTGGCGTACGCTGTAACCAGTGAGGTTAGCGGTTTCGTCGAGCGACAGACCGGCGCGGATGCGCATGGCGGCAAATTCGTTGAGCATAATTCCTCTGGGTCAGTTTGTGACGTGGTGTCGTAATCTGTCCCATTTGGCAAGGGTAAATCGCCTGCCTGTTTCTAATTTGTTCGCCTTGCACCATGCCGATCGGCAGGTGCTGATGCAAGCTCTCAGAATGCTCTTCTTGACAGTGATTGCCGTAAGGAAATGAATCAGATGTCTGGCAGACTGACCTCGTAGAACATCGGGTTCTGCAGCCATTCCTCAATGTCGGATTCGCGCCACCCGCAGCATCGCTCGGCGAGCTTGACCTGCCTGGGGAACGTACCCGTCCGGATCTTCCGGTACAGCGTTGCCCGCGAGAGCCCGGTGCGATCGAGCACGGTGTTGAGCCTCAAGAACCTGTCGGGTGCATGGGAAGCCATGGCCATTGTCTCCATCCTGTGATGTGATCTGCCCCTGTCTGCGATGAGATTGGCGATGTGCCGCTCAGCGTCAATCGAACGGCATGCGGATGCTTCGCAGGCTTTGGGGCAGGGGAGCGCTGCGCGTCTCCCCGCGCCGGTTGCCCGCAAACCGACAGAGGTCCATCATTGAGCAAGCGGCTAAGCGCGGATGACGATCGTCACACGCTCGCCGGGGGGGAACCGCAGCGCGAGAAGCTCGGGCAGTGTCCGAAAGAGCCCTGCGTTGCATTCTATCAAGCCGCGCGTCACGAAGGGTGGGCAGTCTGACGGGCTGAGGTGGCGATACGGGGATGGGGCTATCGACCATTGTGAACAAAATCGTCCATCGCGTCGGGCTTGCATGGGGGCGTTCGCTGGTGATGGAAGGTTCGGGAGAACTCAATGAAAAGAGCAATTGTCCAATTCACGTGCAAGCAGTCGGGCTGCGACGGCATTATTTCCGAAACACTTTGGGTGTCGGAGCCGAACTACTCGGCTGAACGGATGTCGGACGGCGACGCGATCGAGGATCACGAAGTGACCTGTCCGGAATGCGCGACTGACTATGAGGTCGAGACCGTCAACGGCATGGGAGGGTTCTATGCAACCCTCGATGGTGAAACACTCTCGACAGCCCTCGAACATGACCCTGACGACTACGAGGAGTTCCTCCTCAACTATGTTCCGGCGAATGATACAGTCGGCGCGTTCGAGAAGGCCCGCAGCGAGCTCCTCGCTATTCTGGCGGCCTATCAGCCCGTGCCGGCATCGATGCTGAGCCGCATGATCTACTCCCAGTTCATCGCGACGATGGAGGCCTATCTCTCGGACAAGATCCTGACACTGGCGACCACACATACCGAGATAAAGCAGCGTTTGGCCAAGAGTGCCGGGTTCGTCCAAGGCCAGACCGTGAACCTGTCGGAAATTCTGGTCGACCCGGCGGTCGGCGAGAAGAGATTCAAGATCGGCCTGCAGAGCATGCTCTATCACGATCTCGAAAAGGTCGAGAAGCTCTACAACGTTGCGTTCACCCCTTAAGGGGTGTCCCGATGTCCCGCATCAGTGGAAAAGACTGCCTGATAAACCGCAAATTAAGTGGCCTAGCCGAAGATGCGTATCTTCGAAAACATCTGCTGAAGGTGAGTTATGTCAATCCGCGAGTGGTTCCATTATTGTCTCACCTTCTTGAGCAAGTTGGCGTCGCTCGATGGTCGGCTGAACAGATTGTTGGCAGCGATTATCGCTTTGGGGGTTCTTTGGGGGATAGTGGACGCCGTGTTGGTGTTTCGTTGGCCAGTCAGTTGGGACATGGACTGCAAAGATTACATCGTTCGGCTGCTCTACGACGGAAGCAGCCTGAAGTGCCACCTTTGGCCTCTGAAGTTCGTGGTAGTGGATCCATTTCTCGCCCTATTTTCGCGCGTTGCGGCAGCACTTCTCGTCAGTGCCGGAATTGTGATCCTGCGCTGGATTTGGTTAGGCAACCGACCACCGGTCTAAAGCTCACTCTCACCCGATTGTTTTCGCCGCGCACGGGTCCCTCTTACCGGGTGGCTAATGGGGGGACGCTGAGCCGCTTCATTTCAATCAGGGCAGTAAAATGATTCAGACTTCCGACAGTCGCCATTCTGATTCTGAAATCTCAGCAGTGGAGCTTGCCGATTGGCTGGGCGTCTCCGAACGCGCGATCAGCGACTATGCCCGCAAGGGGATCATCGCTCGGAGTGCGCCCGGCAAATTCAAGCTCCGGGAATCCGTGAAGGCTGTTACCAGTCACCTACGGGAACTGTCCGCCCAACGTGGCGCATCATCGGCGGGCCTTACTGCCCAACGCGAACGCATTGCACGCGGGCAAGCCGACAAACTGGAGATGCAGAACGCGGCGACGCGGCGCGAGATGCTGCCCGCCAAACTGGTCGCCGATGAATGGGCGTCGATCCTCCGACTGGTCCGTTCACGGATGCTAGCAGCGCCGAGCCGGATTCAGCAGCAGTTAGGCCACCTGTCGGCGCACGATCTGGACATCATTGACCGGGAAATCCGTGGCGCGCTTGAGGAGGCCGCGAACAATGGGCTTTGAGAGTGCGATATTGCCGGTACGGCTGGAGGCCCTTTCGGCGCTCAGGCCGCCGCCGCGCTTGCCGCTTTCCCGGTGGATTGAATCGAACCTCCGGCTGCCGGACGACGTGTCGGCGCTCCCCGGCAATGTCCGGCTATGGGCGTTCCAGCGCGATATTGCCGACGCCATGTCCGACCCGACGATTGAGCGCGTGACGCTGGTTAAGTCCGTCCGCGTTGGCCTGTCCACGCTGCTGACGGCGACCGTGGGGAGCTTCGCGGCGAATGAGCCGTCTCCGATCTTGCTACTATTGCCAACGGAAGCCGATTGCCGCGACTTCATGGTTTCCGACATGGAACCGATTTTCGCCGCCACGCCCGCGCTTGCCGGACTGCTGAGCGACGATAGCGCCGAAGGCGGGCGCAACACGCTGCTGTCCCGCCGCTTCCCCGGCGGGTCGCTTAAGGTCGTGGCGGCAAAGTCGCCACGGAACCTTCGCCGCCACAATGTCCGCGTCCTGCTGATCGACGAAGCGGACGCTATGGAACCGGGAGCGGAAGGTAGCTCGGTTCTGCTGGCGGAGCGCCGGACGCTGAGTTTCGCCAATCGCAAGATCATCATGGGCAGCACACCGACGCTGGAGGCGACCAGCAATGTCTTGCGCGCCTATGCCCAGTCGGACCAGCGCGTGTTTGAAGTTCCCTGCGCGGAGTGTGGCACGTTCACGGAAATCCGGTGGTCGCATATCGAATGGCAGCCGGACCAGCCGGAGACGGCGGCGTTCCGTTGCCCGAATTGCGAGGAAATCATTTCCGAACGCCACAAGCCCGCCATGATCGACGCTGGCCGCTGGCGCGCCACGCGCCCCGAGGTACAAGGCCATGCCGGTTTCAGGATCAATGCACTGGTCTCTCCTCATGCAAACGCCGCGTGGGGCAAGCTGGCAGCCGAGTTCCTTGCCGCGAAAGGCAGCCCAGATATGCTCCAGACTTTCGTGAACACGATTTTGGCGGAGGGCTGGAGGGAGGCCGCTGACGAACTGGAGGAAAGCGAGCTTGCCGCTCGCGCTGAGCCGTGGGGCCTCGATAGCATCCCGGCTGAGGTCCTTATCGTCACGGCTGGCGTGGACGTGCAGGACGACCGGCTAGAGGTGACATTCATTGGCTGGAGCCGGGACGCTTCGCTGATCTTAGGGCATGTCGTGGTGTGGGGGTCGCCGGGGGATGACTCGACGTGGGCGGAACTGGACGACCTGTTGCGGACGACATGGCCGCATCCGCGCGGTGGAACGCTCCGCCTGGACTCGGCGATAATCGACTCCGGGGACGGGGATTGGACGGCCCACGTTTACGCCTTTTGTCGTCCCCGGTTCGGTCGTAAGATCATGGCTGGAAAGGGCGTCGCCGGTACGCGCCCGCCGGTCACGGCGTCGCAAGCCAAGGGCGTTCGGCTGTTCCTTGTCGGCGTGGACGGGCTGAAATCTCAAATTCTGACCCGCCTATCGCGGGGCCGCACAATCCGATTCAGCGATAGTCTTGAGACGGCGTGGTACGAACAATTGGCGTCGGAGCGCCGCGTTGTCCGGCATGTCCGAGGACAGCCCGTCCGCCGGTTTGAGCGCAAGCCGGGAATGAGGGCCGAGGCGCTCGATTGCGTCGTCTATGCGTTCGCCGCCCGTCACCTTGTCTCGGCCAATCTGGACCGCCGGGAGGCCGAGCTATCGACGCCCGCTGAGCTTCCGCCTCTCCGCTCGCCAATTATACATTCAAAATGGATGAATTCGCACCCGTAGTCACGATCACAAAAGTCCGTTATTGAGAGCGCATTGAAACGGAGACAGTAAATGGATGCTTCAATTTTGCGTGATTTGGTTTCAAAGCTTCTGGATATTGAGGCAACGTACAGTGCGCAGTCGCATCTTGAGCAAGCTCGAAATGCGATGAACAACATGGCCAACTCCCCTCAGGAGCCAAGTTATCAAACGGCTTTTGCAGATGCTTGGGAAAAACTGAGAGTTAGTATTGAAAAAATTCATGATGACCTGTCTCCCGCAGAGTGGGATAGATTAAGTGAATTTTCTGTACCATTTTATTTTTCACGTCAACTTGTCGATAAATTGGATGCCCTAATTGCTGCAAACCCAGCAACCCCAGCAGTTATAAGGGATGGGTTATCGAATATTATTAATGAGCGGCAGGCCCAAATTCAACATTTCAACAGCTTGAATGACGAGCTCGCGTACTTTGGGTTTGAACTGCCAGAAAATGAGACAAATCAAGGCCAAGTGGGATTCAAAGTTCCACGTTCAATGTTCGATAATAATCTTCAAGGAATGATTGATGAGCTAAACTTTATAAAACGATTTGTGAGGGTTATTGCAGAGCTTGAAGGCGAAAGCCCCGACGATATCGAAGTGGGCAACATCTCCACAAGTGACCCTGTTTTCTGGTTTATAGTCGCATACGGCGTTGCAAAAGGGATCGCAAAAATCACCGATTGGAGCCTCAAAACATGGAAAACTGTAGAAGAAATCCGACAGCTTAGGGCTCAGACAGCCAATATTGGATCTTTCACTGAAGACGAAATTGAAAAGTTCTTCGGAGACAAGATCGAAAGTGAGATTAAAAAATCAATTGATGAGGGGATTTCTGTAATTCTTTCAGAAATTGAAGATCAGCATAGAAAAAATGAATTAGAAACAGGTCTATCTTCTCTATTAAAGCAGTTTTTGGCTAGAATTGAAAGGGGCATGACAGTTGATGTAAAATATCTACCACCCCCACAGGCCGATGGGGATCTGGAAGAAATTGTTGAGGAGCGGGAGGAGAAGGCATATGAAATGCAAGTTGCTGCATCTAAGCTCGTTTTTCCACGCCCGGTTGGCTCGCCAGTATTATTACTGGAAGTTTCTAACGATAATGGTGAGCAGGCCGATATCAAGTAGTCATTGAAAAGGCCGGGCAGAGTTATGACGCTCTACCCGGCCTTCCCGGGAATCACTTCGTCGTAAGGAGACGCTCGAAGCTGCCGGACAGAAGGACGGTCCCCACGACTAACCTTTCGTTCGGCGCGTCTCTGGTATCCGGATTTGTCCCAAAAGGCAATATACTATTTCACCGATGAAGTTTACCTTTTCACATCCGAAGTTTTGAACTATGGTGGCCACCGACTCAGCAATCGGAGGCCCGCATGGTCGAGAAAACACTTTTGGAACGACTGGACGATATGACGTTCAGCGGCGGTCAGGTTCAAACTGCCATCGGCGCAAGCCCGGCAACCCTGACCCGCTATTACACCGCCTATGGGCTGGCCACGTTCACGCCCAACAGCAGTCAGGGTAAGCGTCGTGACTTCGTTCTTGCCGATGTCTCTCAGCTCGCGCTTGCGGTAGAGCTGGCGCGCACGACCGACCGCCCTAAGATGGTGGCATCGATCCTCAATGAGGTTGCCGGTTTTCAGGGCGCTCGCCGTATCCGTCCCGGCGAACCGAATGACGACAACGCGGCGGCTATTGTTTTTGGCAATGACGACAACGTGCGGCTTCGTGCCGACGCAATGCAATCGATCAAGGCCCTTCCGCCTCTCTATTGGGAGGAGGACCGCTCGATTTTCATTCATGTTTGGCCCGGTTTTGACGGCTTTGACGTGATTGACGAAGCGTCCCCGGCTCTCAGTGACGGCCTGTTCGTCAATGCGACCCGCTATCTGAGCATCATTCGCGTCGCGCTCGCCGGTACGGTTGGGGGCGACTGACCTTGCGCCCGTCATTCATTGATCGGCTATTCAGCCGCGCCGCGAAGCGGGATCGCGCCGTCCGGCGTGACGTTCTGCATAGGCGCTTTGACGCGACCAGCGGGCAGCGGGGCAACGCGACGTTCGGGAGCTACGGCCCGGAAACGCTGGCAGGCAGCGCCATCATTGCGCGTAAGGCCCGCTATGCCGTGGAGAATAACCCGTGGCTGAATAACGGCGTCGCGACATGGGGGACAGCTATTGTCGGCGCGGGAATCACTCCGACGCCGCAGCATCCTGACAGTGAAAGCCGCCGCGTGGCGCAGGCCGCGTTCAACCGCTGGTCTGCCGTCTGCGATCTGGACGAACGGACGGATTTTCCCGGCCTGACCGCCGGAGCCGTCCGGGACATGGTGGTAAGCGGCGAAGCCTTTATCCAGCTTGTGACGACGGACGAAGGGTTGCGGCTCCGCCGGATTGCGCCGGAGCAAGTGGACATCGCCCAGACCGGCGAACTGAGTTCCGGCGGTCGCATCATCGCGGGCGTGGAGTTTGACGCGGAAGGCCGCCGGGTCGCCTATTGGGTCCGCCCGGTCGATCCTACGACTATCTTTGAAGGCTATGCGCCTCCCGTCCGCGTTTCCGCCGCCGACATGGTGCATCTGTTCAAGCCGCTAGGGCCGGGACAGGTTCGCGGCATTTCGTGGCTTGCGCCGGTCCTTATCCGGGCGGGCGAACTGGACCAGTTGGACGACGCTTTGCTTGTCGCCGCGAAGGTCGCCGCCATGTTTGCGGGTTTCCTGATCGATCAGAACGGCTCTGCCAGCGGTTTCCCGTTTGAAGGGGTCGCCACGGATTCCGTTATGGAGTCCGGGCTGGAGCCGGGGACGCTCAAGGTCCTGCCCGCCGGTTTCGACATCAAGTTTAGTGGCCCTCAGAACGCTCAGCAGACAGTGGACTTCGCCAAGCTCCAGCTTCGCGGTATTGCCGCTGGGCTGGGCGTCCCGGAATATCTGCTCACCGGCGACCTGACTGGTGCGAACTATTCGTCCCTTCGGGCCGGGCTGCTGGAGTTCCGCCGCCGCGTGGAGGCAATCCAGTTTCAGGTTGTCGTCCCGCAACTCTTGCGCCCGATCTTTCAGCGGTTCGTGACGACCGCCGTTCTGGCGGGTGAAATCGACGCGCCGGACTTCGAGTCCAACGCGGACCAGTGGTTTGCCTGCGAATGGATCATGCCAGCGCATGAATGGATCGACCCGGCCAAGGACGCGGAGGCGACTGCGACAATGATTGCCGCCGGTCTGACTTCCCGCCGCCGGGCCGTAGCGGCTCAAGGCTACAGCGTAGAGGAGCTGGACGCGGAAATCATTTCCGACAGGGTACGCGAAAACGAACTGGGCCTGTCCGGGACTGACTGGTACGTGTTCGCGGACCCGGCGATGCTGCCCGT